CCGCGCCTGAATTCCAGCGTTGTCTCGCTCTGAATGTTCACGGGTTCGGCTCTTGTGTAGTTGGCTGCATGTACGTGGCAGGGGGCTTTAGATCAGCCTTTGCGCGCCGCCAGCATGGCCTCGCGCAGCGTCTTGCCGTAGTACATGCCGCCCGTGTCCGGGCTGCACCAGAAATCGCCGTCGTGCGGGGCATCAACGACCAGGCCGACCGCGAAGTCATCGAGCGACTGGCGCTGCATCCAGTCCAGCAGGGCCGAATCAGCCCGCAGCGCCTCCACCTCGGCGCGGAGCTGGTCGCGCTCGTGTGTCAGTGTGGCGATCTGTATTGCCTGCCCAGACAAACGCGCCGTGTCTTCGGGGTCTTTGCCCTCTAGCTTCAGGGCTGCATTCAGCTCGTCTTCGCTGGCTACCATCACGCGGGCCAGCGCATCGTCGGTGAGTGCTTCGACCCGCTGGCGGAGCTGGTCGCGCTCAGCCTCCACGGCTGCAAGGCGGCGGAGTCCGGCGGCGGCCTGGTCCAGCACTGGCCGCCATTCGTCCACCGGGTCAAGCTGCCCCCATATGCGGACAAGTTCGACGGCAAGGGATTCGGGTGTGGTGCTGTCTGGGAGGTTATTCATGGTCATCCTTGGCAATGGGGGCTGGGAAACGCGGCGGGAATCTTTACATTCGCGCCGTACAAAAAAGACTTGATTGCCTGCGGTTTGTGCCGTACATTAATACCCATGGACAGCGCGGTGCGGTCCAGCAACTGGAGAGCAACATGACGATCTACATCTACAGCAACGAGACCGGCAAGCAAGTTGACGCCATCGAAGGCGCCGACAACGCCGAGTGCGAGGCCCTGGCGCAAGACAAGTGGGGCAGCAACGATTTCCACTGGTCGTACAAAAACGTAGAAGTCAGCGACGCGATCTGATGGACGCCCCGGAGCAAAAGCGCCGGGGCCGGCCTCCCAAGCCGGCCGACGAGGTCGCCAGCGAGCGCGTTGAGCTTCGGTTGACACCGGCCGAGCGCGACAAACTACGCGACCTGGGCGGCGCGAAGTGGCTGAGGCCACTGCTGCACAAGGCCAAGCTGCCGACGTAGCCAGCGCCCTCCGGGGCGCTTTTTCACGATCCGCTCCCCTGTACCGGTGGCTGGAAATGCCGCTCCAGCGCCTTGGCCACCGCTTCCGCGTGCTCTTCGGCCTGCCTCCATGTGAGTGCGCCGAGTCCGCGCAGCTCATTGGTGATTTGCAGGATGTCAACCGCCACGGGCTTCTCAGCCCCTACTGCGGGGGCTGGGGCGGCCAGGTCTGCGCGGATGTAGGGCACATCGCCGTCCCCAATCTCGTCCTCACACCAGGTGATGCCCTCATGGTTGTCCGGGAAGGGCTCGGCCATGTCGAACTCGACGCCTGACGCCTGGAGCCAAATCTTCCGGGGCGCGGTGGCTTGCGCCAGCGGCAGGCGCTGAGGTGCAGGCGCGGGGGCTTGGGCCTGGTGCGTATAGAGCAGCGTGCCCTCGGGCAGCTTGGGCGGAACATGGTCGAGGGTCGGGATGTGCCAGTGCGGCGCCCCGTCGCGGATCTCGGCGACCGCCGCCGTCCTCTTGGGCTGGGCATCGGAAAGAGCCGCCAGCTTGTTGCCCAAGAACACAGCGGCGGCGCGGTGTTCTCCGAGCCACTTGTCCTTGTCCGGCTGATACCAAGCCAGGAACTCGTCGCCCCAGTCCGGGCGGTCGATGCCGCAAGCCGTTTGAACATGGCGCAAGAACGGCGTAGCGCCCGCCCAGGTGGGCTCATCCCCCTCTGCTGGGGCTTGAAGCGTCCAGTGGCAAGCCGTGTGAAAAAGGTGCTCGGGGAAGTCGGCCTGTGCAAGCGCAATGGCCTTGCCGTGGGCTTCTTCCGGGCTGGCGGATGCAGGGGCAGCCCGGTCGGTAGCGTCGGGCGGGGAGGTCGCCTCTGCCTTCAAAACCTGTTGGGCGCCCTGCGGCGGGGTATTCGTAGCTTGCGCTTCGGCGGCTTCTGCGCGCTGGGCGGCTTCCGCGAGTTCGCGAGCTTGGCGCTCTGCCTCTTCGCGCTGCTCGCGCTCCAGGCGGGCGGCTTCCGCCTTCTGCTGGGCTTCCACCAGCTTGGCCGCTTCCTCGGCGCGGATGCGTTCGCGCTCTCGCTCAAGCCGTGCTGCCTCGTCAGCCTTGTGCTTGTCGATCCGCGCCCGCACGGCCAGGCCGAAATCGTCGGCGTGCTTGTGGATGAGCTGGCTCAGGTCCGAGAACAGGAACTCGAAGCCGCTGGCGAACACCTCGAACGAATTGATGTTGGCGCGGATGTTCCGGGCCTGGGTGTCGGTCGCGATCTTGGCGGCGGCAAGGGTGGTGTCCAGCGCGTTCTGCATGCTGGCGATTGAGCGCAGCCCCTTGATGGCGCCGGCAAAGTCGGCGGCCACCGGCAGGAGGCGCATCGGGGCGATCTCGGCATTGACGGCCGCGATGTGTTCGTCCAGCGCGCGGCGCGCGGCCATCACAGCCTCTTCTTTCACCTCGTCCTTGCGGCGCTTGACAAGCTTGTCCAGGTCCAGGCGCACGGCCTTGGCTTCGGCGCCGATGTCGTCCAGGGCCTTGAACAGCGCGTCGATGTCGGCCGTCTGGCTGAGGGCGTGTTCCTTCGCCGCCTTCAGGCGAGTCTCAACGTCCTCGCACCACTTCACGGCCTTGGCGGCGTCGGCAAAGTCCTGGTCGGTCTGCAGGGTGCGGTTCACGCTGCGGATTGCCGTCAGCGCGGTTTCCTTGAACTCGGCCAAGTTGGAGGCGGTGACGGCGCCAGTCACTTCGATGCGCAGCGCGGGCAGCGTCTCGGGGGCCTTGCCGACTGGGGCGGCTTCGGCGGCTTCGGTGGGCACGTAGGCGGCCACGTCCGCCTCGAATTGCTTCCAGCCGGCCAGGATCTGGGCGCGCAGCGAAGGGTTGGGCTGATACCAGCAGTGGCGTGCCTCGATCAGCTCATCGTCGCGCCACTTGGACGCCGTGAACAGAACGCGGCCGGCACCAGAAACTGCGGCCTGCTGCTCCATCTGCACCCGGTACAGCATCGGCAGCGTCGCACCAACGCTCGTGTCGCCGATTCCGTGATCCGGCAAGACGGCGCGCAACTCGTCATTCAGGCTCTTGTGCTCCCAAACAAAGTCCGCCATGAACGTGATGCCGTCGAAGCTGGCGGACAGCGGGCGCGACAGTCCCGCGTCAATGCTGCCGATCAGCGGCGACAGGTCTTCGCCAATCACCTTCTCGCCCAGCGGGCGGGCCAAGGCCTCAAAGCGATGGCCGTCATCGAATCGCCTCTGCGTGCCGGCGTCAACCTCGGGTGTGATGCCGGTAGCGATTTCCTTCAGCAGTTGTTGCCGCGTCTTGTAGGTCGAGCATCCAAGCATCGCTGGCGCGTCGCTTGCATTCCAGCATGCGGCCCTGTGGGCAAGCCATTCGGCGCCGCCCTGCGTGAGGTTGTGTTGTTGCATGGTCATTCCGTCCGGGTGGTGTCGGTGGCCTGCTCGTCGGCAGGGGCGGCAGCAGGGGAGGCGGTCGGCGCCATCCAGCCGCGAATGCGGTCCTTCTGGGCGTCGCTGAGGGTTCCCTTGGTGCCGTAGAAGGCGATGGCGTCGTCAGCGGTCTTGCCGGCTGCAGCCCATTCCTTGCACTTGGCTTCGCGCTCGTTGAGCTTGTCGTCGGGCCAGGGTTGCGGCCCCGGCTGCTGCTGGGCCTCTGGCTGAGGCTCGCCGACCAGCGACTCGCGCAATGCCGCATCAAGGTCTTCCAAGTCCTGGCCGAACATGTCGGATGCGGCCGTGACGTTCAGGACCATCGCGATCTTGGCGCGCTTCGCGGCCATCTTCAGCACGGTGTTCGCCACGTCGGCCGGCTCGGTTCGCACCTGCTTGACCTCGTAGTTCTTGGCGAACTTCACTCGGCGCATGGACGGCGGCGAGGCCTCGAACTCTTTGTCGTTCACGGCCCGACGCCACTTGTATTTCTCCTCGGCTGTTGACCCCTCGCCGATGCCGCTGCCCAACGTGACACCGGATGTTTGGTGGACGCCCCGGCATGTGACTCTGTAGCGGATGGCGTCGTCCGTGCTCAGGTCTTCGACGGAAAACTCAGCCGCAATGCGGAAGGTCATGCACAGCACGTCGGCGCCGGGCTGGAACAAGGTCGGCTTGTCCGTGCCGGGGATCTTCCCGTAGTGCACCTCGGGCTTCATCACGGCCCGCATGACCTCCTGCACGACGACGGCGTGCTGCACGACCTCGGACGCCGAGAGCCGGCCAGAGGACTGAACAAGGCCGCGTTGCGGCATTTCGACGACTGCATTCACTGCGGTGCTCCATCAATCAACGCTCCGACCACATAGGCCAGAAGCACAAGCACAACCGCCAGCCAGGGATGGCGGCGGAACATGGGTTCGAGGGGGAAGATGTGCGAGAGGTCGGGGCTCATCAAAACCCCCAGCGGATCAGCGCGGCAACAGAGCCAACGGCCAGCACCACGCCAGCAAGCCGGAGCCACGGCGCCCAGCCGGCGTCCTGGGATTGGTCCTCGAAGGCAGCCGGCAGGCACTCAGAACGGCAGTCGCACGGGGCGCGGCCTTGGTTGCAGTTGCCCGCGCAGTAAGGCAGCGGTGCCATGCGGTCGTCGATGGCCGCTTGCAGTTCCGTCGCGGTCAGCTTGCCCGTGGGCCAAAAGTCCGGCTCGGGGACGGGCGCGTCGTCGGTGTGTGCCCAGGTGCTCATGCCGCCACCCCCGCCGTCTCATCCATCGCAGCCCGCTGCTGCGCCGTCAGGCCGCGCTCAGCAGGCGCCAGCTTGTCGATCTCTGCCTGCAGCTCGTAGGCCCGGCGCTGCCAGTGCTTGGCTTGGCTGACGTAGCGCGCTGCGGCTTGGTGGTAGCGGGAGGCGTTGATGGGGTTTTCTTGCTCGGCCGCAAGAGCAGCCGATTCGCCACTGTTGATCCAAAGGGCGCTGGCGTGGCGGTTTGCATCGGCAAGCTCCGCGCGCAGTTGGATCAGGCGGGCTGCTTGTTCTGTCGGCGCCATCACAGCACCCCCGGGAACTGGAAGCGCTTGGCGCGGCGGGCGCGCATCTCGGCCCACTCCTTGCGCTCGCGGCTGCCGTCAGGCTTCACCGCCCATTGCGTCAGCCGGGCCAGGCCCAACTCTTGCGCCCGCGCCTTGGCGGCTTGCGCGACGCGGATGTCGATCACTTGCTCCATCTTGATCTCCCGCCCTCGCCCCGAATGTCTCGGGGGTTTCGGTGAGGGCATGGAGATAATGTACCGCAGTCGGTATGATCATGTAAACCGTTTTCGGTCGCTCTGCGTGAAAATACCTAGTCAGACCGAAAGCGGTTGCGCGTCGCATACCTTCTCCGGTATGCTTTTGACATGGCCTACGAACTTCCGACCGTCCAAGAGATCCGTGAGGGCCTCGAAGCCCTGAGCTTTGCAGAAATGAAGTCACTTTGTGAGCAGTGCCGCGTGCCGTTCACAACCGCGTGGAAGCTGCGCACTGGCGTCACTACTGACCCGCGCATCGAGACCGTGCGTGCGCTGTGGCCGCTGCTGAAGCCAGCCACCACCAAGCGGAAGGCGGCTTGAGATGCAGCGTGAGCGATTCGTCCCGGCGTACAAGCGCCGCCGTTTGGTCAAGCAGGTTCGGGCGGCTCTTGCTTGAGGCCATGAAGGCGACCGCCTGAAAGCGAAAACCCGACCGCGCTTGCAACACGGCCGGGCCTCTAACCACGTCAACGACAAGGATTGAAATGGCTGACCCAAGTATCTCAAAACCTGCGGCAGGCGGCTACGCAGACTTCGTGGCACGCAAGCTCTCCATGGTGCAGCCGTCGGGCATTGCATCCAAGCTGGAACTCCCGGATTACCTCATCACGATGCGAGCGCCTGGAGAGGCTGCGGAGCACGTCACCCACACGACCGAAGAATTTCCGGTTCACCTGTGGCAGAAGATCGCCAGTCCAGTGTGGATGGACATCAACCCATCGGACGCCCTGCAATACAAGTCAGCCCGCGAGCACGACGACGAGAAGCACATTTGCCCGTTGCAGCTCGATGTGATCCGGCGTGGCGTACTGCTGTGGAGCAACCCCAGCGACATCGTCCTGAGCCCGTTCATGGGCATCGGGTCCGAGGGCTTTGTGTCGCTGGAGATGGGGCGCCGATTTGTCGGCGTTGAACTCAAGCGAAGTTACTTCGAGCAAGCGTGCCGGAATCTTGCTGGCGTGCTGTCAAACCGGGCACAAGACCTTTTTGCTGAGCCGGAGGCCGCCTGATGCAAGCCCTGGCCCGCTCAACCGACCCATCCCAATGCCACGAAGCAGCCAACCGTGCGCGCCGCTTCTCGGCCAGCCATCGTGACCGGATCGTTGCTGCGCTGAAGCAGCACGGCCCGCGCACAGCGCACGAGCTGGAGCCACTGACGGGCCTCACTGTCGTTCAGGTGGATCGTCGGCGCGTCGAACTGGTGTCGATGGGCCTGGTCCGGCTGCTCCCAGAACTTCGCCCCACGCCTACGGGTGGGCGGGCTCAGGTGATGGAGGCGGTGTAGGTGGCCGGAGGCATTGAATGGTTCCGCTGGCATCACGGCAGCGTGACCGACCCGAAGTTTGCGCTTGTTGCGCGGCGCGCTTGCGTTCGGTTGCCTGACGTTTTGGCTGTCTGGGCTTTCATCCTGGAGAGGGCGAGCGCCGCTGATGTTCGCGGTTACTTTGGCGATGTTGATGCCGAGGCGGTTGATTGCCTCATGGGCATGGATGACGGCGCAACAGCTCGCATCCTGATTGAACTCGATGCACGCGGTTTGACTGGTGCCGGCTCCATCGTGAGCTGGGCCAAGAGGCAGCCAAAGCGTGAGCGCGACGACGACACCGCCGCCGAGCGCAAGCGTCAGCAAAGAGCACGAGATGCCGCAGCGAGCCAAGCGGCGCCGCGACACGACGAAAGTAGCCACGTCACGCCATGTCACGCCACGTCACACCAAAAAACGCCTAGAGGAGAGGAGAGTAGAGAAGAGAACTCTCCTTCACTACGTTCAGGAGAGTTGCGCGCTTCGCGCTTGCCGCAAGACTGGGTTTTGCCGGATGAATGGCGGGACTGGGCAGCTTCAGAGCGGAAAGACCTTGACCCCATCAAGACAGCCGAGCAGTTCCGCGACTACTGGGCTGCAAAGCCCGGCAAGGACGGGCGCAAGACGGACTGGCAGGCGACCTGGCGCAACTGGGTGCGGAATCAACGGGCTCAGCAGCCCGTCAAGACCGCGCAGGCGTTTGCCCCTCCTGGGCAAAGCCGAGCAGATCGCCAGCTCGAAACCGCTGCACTCCTGACCGGTGCGCGACGCCCGCAACCAAAGCCCATAGAGGCCATCGATGTCGAATCCAGAATCCTCCCTGCCTGAACCCTGGGTGCGCAAGATTTTTTCCACGATGCGCGCGACCTACGGGGCCGCATTTGACCGGCAATGGCAATGCCCGGCCGGGACAGACCCAGCCGAGCACGCAGCCGAAATGATCGGCTACTGGGCGCGCGAGCTTCGCGGCTATCAGCAGTCGCCGCAGAACCTTGCCTACGCGCTGGACCATCTCCCGAACAACCCACCCAACCTGATCGAGTTCAAGGCGCTGTGCCGTGGGATGCCCGTCAAGGCGCTGGCCCTTCCGCCCCCAGATTTCGACTCAGAGGCCGCCCAAAAGGCGCTGGCGGGCATCACCAAGCCGGCTGCGCACGACCCCAAGCAATGGGCGCACGACCTCAAGAGGCGCGAGGGACGCGACCCCAGGGGCCTGAGTGCTACACAGCGCGGGATGTGGCGCGAGGCTCTGGGCGAGAACCGGGGGGCGGCATGAGGACCGTCCCTTGCATGGGCGGCTGGTGTACCCAACGCAGCCACTGCGCCCACTACCTGGCCGCAAGCCCCGACACACCGGCCGAAGACGGGCGCCTTTGCCCGCCCGGCCGGGACGGCGAGCGCGAGGGATACCACGTCCAGATTCATCGCCCGGCCGGCACATGGGAGACGCCACATGCCGAAGCCCTTCGCCGCGCCGATGTCTTCCCCATTGAACTTCTTCTCCATTGAACTTCTTCTTGGATAGCCCAATGGCAAGCGTCAACAAAGTCATCCTCCTCGGGAACGTCGGCAAAGACCCCGAGGTCCGCTACAACCCCAACGGCGTCGCATGGTGCGCGCTCTCCGTTGCCACCACGCGCAACTGGAAGAACCGCGAGACCGGCGAGCGCCAGGAAGAGACCGAGTGGCACCGCGTCGTCTTCAACGACCGCTTGGCCGAGATCGTTGGCGAGTACGTCAAGAAGGGCAAGCCGCTCTACGTCGAGGGCCGGCTGAAGACCCGCAAGTGGCAAGACAAGGAAGGCCGCGACACCTACACCACCGAGATCATTGCCGACCAACTGCAACTGCTGGGCGGCCGTGACGAGGGCAGTGATGGTGCTCAACGCGCCGCCAGTCCGGCCCAGCGCCCGTCTGCTGCGCCGCGCGCGCCTGCCCCGGCACCCAAGGCAGCAACCGGCTTCGATGACATGGACGACGACATCCCGTATTGACGCCATGATTTCCCCCAAAACACTCCAGCGAATTGCCGAAGCCGCCAAGCGGATGAACGGCGCCACCGTCCCAGAGATCGCGGACGTTTGCGACGTGCACAAACGGACGGCTGGCCGAGTAGTTGCCCAACTCGTCCGCGATGGCGTCATTTACACGGCGCTTATCGCCCGCGATGGGCGCGGCGTTCACACCGTCTTCAACGACAAGGCCGAAGCCGAAGCGACCCGGAAACTCTGGGACGATGAGATGAAGGCTCGACTTCGCAAGCGAGCCCGCGACCGACAAGCGCGGTGCCGCGCGCGGCCGGAGAACGTCGAAAAGCGCATCAAGGCAGCAGAAGCTCGGCGAGCAAAAGAGGCTGAAGACAAGCGCAACGCTGACGCAAAAGCTCGAATGAAGCTGGAGCAGAAGGCCGCGCGCAAGGCCGAACTCGACAACCGCGCCGCCGAGCGACTGCGCGCCCGGGTGGCGAAACCGACGACGGCGGCCGTGCATGTTGCAGCGGGCAAGGGGCCGGCATACCTACCTGGAGAGCCGGACACGAGCAAGGCCAAAGTGACTCGCCTGCCAACGCCACCGGGACGCTTTGAGCACCAGGGCCGCGTGCTGGACGGCTTTGCGGCCATGAAGCCGGGTTGCTACGAGCTGCCCGCGAACTCCTGCGCGGCGAAGAGGGTGGCCGCGTGATCCTCGCCATCGACCCCGGCACCACACAAAGCGGCTGGGCTGTGCTTGATGCTGGCCGCGTCAAGGAGAGCGGCGTGTCGCCGAACGCGCATCTGCTGGAGCGCATCCGCGTTCTGGGTGGCTACATCAGGGCGGGCCTGCATGCGCCGATGAAGCTGGCCGTCGAGCGCTTCGAGGCCCGGGGCATGCCCATCGGGGACGAGTCCGTCGAGACGCTGCTGTGGACCGGCCGGTTCATCCAGGCTTGGCACGACCCCGAGGCAGTGATCCGCGTCAAGCGCAGCGCGGTGAAGCTGCACTTGTGCGGGAGCAACCGGGCCAAGGACGCAAACGTGCGCCAAGCCTTGATCGACAAGATGGGGCCGCCCGGGACCAAGAAGGCGCCGGGGCCGACTCATGGCGTGACATCGCATGCTTGGGCGGCGCTCGGGGTGGCGGTGACGGCGGCGGAGGCTGCATGAACCGCCCGCGCTGGCTTGACCGCCGCATCAGCGCACCCGGGCCACACCTGTGTTTATGCCTGACTGAGCGCGACTACACCGCCGCCATGCGGCACGTTGGCGCATCGGCAGACGCTCCGTGGATCAGCACCCCGCAGGCCCACGCCACGGCTCACCACATTCGCAAGGACGGCAAGCTGATCGCGGTGATCTGCCTCAGCGACTGGCAGGGGCGCAACCCCGTCGAGGTCGCCGGGCTGCTGGTTCACGAGGCCGTCCATGCGTGGCAAGAGTGGTGCGAGTTCTACGGCGAGCGTGCGCCTGGCGCTGAACAAGAGGCCTATGCCATTCAGTCCATCGCCCAGGAATTGATGGCCGAGTTCGGACGGAGGATGACATGAGCGACAACCGCCTCACCATCACGCTGCGTGACCCCCAAGCCGGGCACACAGCCTGGGTCAAGGCCTGGGTGTGGTGCAAGGCCATGCTTTTTGCGGGGCACACGCTGGCCGTCGAGATCGTGTGCGAGAAGTCGCGCGAGCAGGAAAAGCTCTACCACTCATGCTTTCGCGACCTGGCGCGAGATTGCCTGCTGGGCGGGCAGAAGAACGACGACGAAGCATGGAAGCGCGCAACGCTCTATGCCTTCTACATGGCGACCAAAGACGATCCCGAGTTCGCGGCCGACTGGCGCGCTCGGCGTCCGCGAATGATCCCGACGCTGGACGGCGACGGGATGTTGATGATCAACATCGAGTCCAAGAAGTTCACAAAGCGGCTGGCGCAAGGGTTCATCACGTTCTTGCACGCAACGGGGGACCTGCGCGGCGTGCGTTGGTCGCGCACCAGCCTGGGCCGCGAAGCGCCGGACGAAGCAGTGTCGGCAAGGCGGGAAGAGGTGGCGGCATGAGACCAGAAGCAGCACTTGAACTGGTCGGGAAGTACGCCCGGCTGCAGCGTCGCATCAACGGTCCGGTTGAGCGCGCGGCGAAGCCGTCCACTCAAGCGCAGGGTTAGCCAGCGGGTGGCCGAGCGCGCTTGATGACCGCACGAAGCCACTCCAGCCCGTGCGCGTCAATCTTGGCCCAGAGGTCGGGCGGCAAGCGGATTGAACGCTGCACCAGACGCTCGGCTTCAGGCTTCGGGGGGCGCCCGCCTTTGTGTTTTGGCTGTTCCATGGCGGCAGTATACGTGATGCAAAAACCGCTTGCACGCCGCATGCTTCTGTGATTCAATAACACCCATCGACACACCAGCCGGAGCGCAACATGAAAGCCAAGACCTACAACGTAACTTTCTTCAACATGGCCGGGGAATCGCTCGGCACCGTGGCCGTGCAGGCCACCACACCAAACAAGGCCAAAGTCCTGGCCTCCTCCATCTACCCATGCCCCTGGGTTTCACAAACTGTGGAAGCCGCGTGAGCGGCTTTTCCATCGCCGACCTGCACACGGCCATCGTGCGCAGTTTGCGCGGCAGGTGCATTCAAGTGGCTGGCGGACTCATAGCGCGGAATGGCGAAAAGCACGAGCATTGCGGCACTTGCCAAACAAGGTGCGGCAGCGAGGCTCTTGGTTTTTCTGGCGGTGTAGAGGTGGCGCGGGTCTGGGGCTCAGAAGCGATTGAGCTAAGGTGGCGCTGCCCAGTCTGCAAGCGCGAAGTGACGCAGGAGACGACCGCGCTTGCCTCCTTCAACGACGCGGCAATCGTTCAGGGTGACCCGCTTTGCTCTAAGTGTCGAGAGCTGGCTAACGCATAGCTAAGGGGCGCGACGCGGCTTTATCGCGGCGCGTCCCGCTTGAGCGCCGGGTTGGCAGGCAAAACGTAAAACGGAGTGATGATGGCTGAGAAAGTGACAATCGGGAATTGCGAACTGTGGCACGGCGACTGCCGCGAAGTGCTGCCACTGTTGCCGGCGTGCGACCTGATACTGACCGACCCACCATACGGGATTGGCGAGGCGGCCAAGAACAACAAGAGCCGAGGCGTGCTGGCGCAGGCCAAGGACTACGGTAAGGCGCAGTGGGACAACGAGCCGCCGCCTGCCTGGGTGATTGAGCTGATGCGAGCCAAGGCAAAGTGGCAGGTATTGTTCGGCGGGAACTACTACAGCCTTCCGCCCGCGACATGCTGGCTAGTGTGGGACAAGGACAACGGCGAAAACGACTTTGCCGATTGCGAGCTGGCATGGACGAATCTGCCAAAGGCCGTGCGCCGGCTGCGCTGGAAGTGGCACGGCATGCTGCAGCAGGACATGGCGAACAAGGAAGAACGCGAGCACCCGACGCAAAAGCCCGTGCCGGTGATGCGGTGGGCGCTGATGCAGGCCAAAGGTGTTCAGACGGTTTGCGATCCATTTATGGGGTCTGGGACGACTGGCGTGGCCTGCGTAATGGAGGGTTTGCAGTTCGTCGGAATCGAGCGCGAGCGCAAATACTTTGACATTGCGTGCCGCCGCATAGAGCAAGCCTACTCGCAGTCCCGGCTGTTCGAGGACGCGAAAGTCGGCGCTGGCGGTACGGCGGTGCAGGGCGACATGCTTTTGCCTGCCAACGCTGGAAATCAGGTGTGCCGTTAGGCATCGCCTGGATTGACTGGTTAGGTGTCACATTTTGGAGAGACAAATGCACATTGAGAAAACAGAGCACGGCTACCGAATTCACCACGCCGCCGGTGGATTTACGGAGCTATGGTGTAACCACAGCGGGGCTGAGTCTGCTGCGTGCGCAGCAATCGACTGCTTGATTGACCATGCAAAGCACAAAATGGCTGAGGTTTGGGCCGAAGCCTACAAGCAAGGCGTAGAAGACGAGCGGACCAGCGAGGCAAACATTGGGATCGCTGGGTTTGGTGCGAAGGTAAACCCAGCGAGGCAGAACCCCTATGCAGTGTGTGTGTGCGAGTGACACATACGTGCAAGCTCAGCGGCCCGAGGCGGCATCGCCGCCGAAGGGTCGCGCTGGAGCGCCGGGTTAGCCGGCGACACTACGGAGAAAACATGGAAACCAAGAACGCGATTATCGAAAGCGCCACCATCACCAGCGACGACCACGGCTGTTTGAGCGCATGGCTGATGCTCGACTACGGCGGCTGCGGACAGGGCTTCGGCGGCTACGCGCTCTATCTGCCCAAGAGCTTCATGCATCACAAGATGGAGAGCGTAGCGGGGCATTTCATCTGGCGCGTGATGGAGGTTGCCGGCGTTACGAAGTGGGACCTGCTCAAGGGCAAGACGATCCGCGTTAAGGCCGAGCGCTCAAAGGTGCATGCCATTGGACACATCGTAAAAAACGATTGGTTCGACCCGGCCGCTGACTTTGCAACGGTCAAGCCGGATAACTACAAATAGGGCACCTAAAAGCCGGAATGTTTTCCATCACCACCCCGCCAACCCGCACCAGAAGCCCAACCGTCAACTAATCGACACATGAAAAGCATCGACAAACGCGAGAAGCGGTACTCGGTCGGTGAAATGTGGGCGGATATTCCACTGTGAGGCCCAACGACCAAGTTCAGCCGTGACGCGAAGCGGCATCGGCTGCAACGCGTTGTTAGGACTCATGCACGAGGAACCCCATGCGGATTGAAACGATAGGCAACGCAACGCTTTACCTTGGCGACTGCCGGGACATTCTCCCGACGTTGCCGAAGGTGGATGCGGTGATTACTGATCCTCCGTATGGGATTCTGGAC